AATAACTGAACTCTTTCGCTCAGGTTATTGGTGTGATGAAGACGGTCCCAGACCGAGGTAATCACGACGCCGGATGCCCTGCATCACGGCTACTCGTCAAGGCCTTAGAAAAGGCAATCGCGATCTTGTCGTGGGAGTTTGGTACTCCCCAAGATCTCTCCGTCTCCGGAGTCGATTGCCTTGCCATCAGGCAAAGTTGGGAAAAGAATGTGGTTGTGAAGTTGGAACACTTCACCCGTAGTGGAAGACGTCAGCGTAGACTTACATCGGCGCTGAAGTCTTGCAAGAGACTGTTCGATGTCCCTTGCTTTCCATGTGATGCCGTTGCCACATCGAATGCTGTGAAGGACTGGATGAGTTCGGCTTGTAAGAGCGTTCCTCCGGAAATACAGCCAAGCGCGGTTGATCTCAATGAACTGCGTCTAGCAGTGAGAGAAAATATCAGCGGTTGGGGAAGGAGATTGAAGGAGAGTAGGGCAGTGGACAAGCTGCCAGTGCTAGGTGAATACGTCCCTGACCAGCAGGGTTGTTATGAGCGTACACAGGCTAAAGGTGGTACTTTAGCTGTGCCTGACTCGGAATCCGAGCAGACCCCAGTAAATCGTTTGCGTTTGGGGACTGCGAAGACGAAAGGAAAGGTACGTGTGGTTACGATGCAGTCAGCCAGAGTCAAATCTGTGCTGACTCCTATTCATAACGCCCTCTACAATCACATCACTTCTTTTGGGTGGTGCGTCCGTGGGGATGTTAAAAAGGAGGACTTTGCTATTGTGGCGAGTGATCTTCGAGACGGGGAAATGTTAGTGAGTGGCGATTACGAGGCCGCAACAGATAACATATTCCTTTGTGCCGTCGAAGTCATCGTGGACGAGATAGCAAAGGCGAAGGAACTCACGGAGGAAGAACGAGAAGTGCTCGTAGGGAGCTTTCGAGACATCGAGGTCAAGCTGACTTCTTGTCCGGTTGGAGAACACCACCGGATAATGAGAGGCTCAATGATGGGAAACCTTGTCAGTTTCCCAATATTGTGTCTGCTCAATAAGTCTTGCTTTGATATTGCCTGCAATATCAGGGATCTTAATGATCGAACGAGGAAGGGGAGGTTTAATGGTGACGACTGTATGTTTGCTGGTGATAGTGCCTTTGTGGCTAGTTGGCGTGCTATCACGAAACGATACGGTTTGATCGTCAATGAGAAGAAAACAGGTGTGTCTCGACGATGGGTGGAACTAAACAGCCAACCATACGACGTCAAGCGGGGCTCTTGCCCTGGTAAACCTGTTCTTTCTTTTCTCTTACCTCTCCCCCATCAAACTACGAACATGTTGACTGGAGTCCTAAAGGGTACCGAGTCATTTTCAAGGAGCGTTACCAAGCGTATCCTTGGTCTGATGAGGTATGAAATCGCCGCCCGCGGCGTGCTCGGAGATTTGCCATCTCTGAGCCCTTACTGGAGGAAGGTACTCGTGAAATTTCGGTGGTTCCGGGCTGCTGCCATTTTTGGTGGAGCCTCCGTCCTGGAAGTTGGAGTGAAAAGGGCCCTACCTGTAGAGGTAGGACCACCCCCCTTTCCACGGTATCTCGGTATGGTTACCCGTTTGTCTTGCCTCGCGCAACGGGAAAACGTAAAGGAGTGGAAGGGGGTTAAACCACGTAAGGTTTACCGCCAGAAACTTGACATGTATTCTTTCCAGTCTCGCTGGAAAGAAGGGATGCCCCAGCATATTGCTCTCCGTCGTTTTGCTTTCATTGGTTTTGAATGGGCCTTTGTGTGGCCGAAATCCGTTTTGCGCGTGGTGCGCCGTGATTTCCCTTTCGTGCTCGTGCCACGGAAGGATTGCATTCGAGCCAAGTGGTTTGAGGACCATCCTTTTCTCACTAGACGCCCACGCGTCGTAGAAGTAGGAAAGGTGAGGGTAGAACAGTTTTCTATACCACCATCTTTGTTTGTTGAGGAGGCCGTACCGAGTGTGCGGGCATTCGACGTCTAGTAGCGTCGTGTAGCTGGGAGGAATGAGTGTGTTGCCCCTTGTGGGGTTTGAGATGGACTGTGTTTCGTCCGGTGGTGGGCGGGCGTACCTGACGCACAACGCGAGACCGAAGAGGGGTGACCCTTTAGGTGAGTAGCAAGTAGGGCGACCTTCGGGTCCGGTGTTTCCCGAACGCACAGGTACCTTGCGACGTTTGTTCGCATTAACCCTTAGCCAGCTTTTAAGCCACAGTCTAGTGACAAGGCTAGCGCTCTCTCCCCTCCCTTCGGGGGGGTCACACATTCTCCGACAATGAAAAACCAGCGCTCCAGGCGTGGAGTATAAACATACAGAATCCTCGACGAGGAAGTTAACGGACACCGGTTCAACCGGACCCTCCGTGGGGTGGCGC